ACAGGCCCTGTTCAGAGGAAGGTAACGCAGGGATGATGAGATTTAACACGGAAACAATCACACTAACGGAGGTAATATAATATGAAACTTAAACAAAAGTTTGACGATTGGCATAAAGAAAATCCAGAGGTCTACGTTCTATTTTGTAAATTCACACTGCAAGCCTCTGAAAGGGGTCACAAGAGGCTATCTGCTTGGATGATAGTAAATCGTATGAGGTGGGAAACTGCTGTTGTGACAACTGGAGATGATTATAAAGTTAGTAACGACTTCATAGCTCTTTATGCAAGGAAGTTTATGGAAGACTACCCCAAGTATAAAGGGTTCTTCGTAACAAAAGAGATGAAAAGGTATTAGAAAAATGACAACAGTATATGACATTGAAACAGACGGTCTATTAGATGTGTTGACCAAAATTCATGTCTTGTCTTATTCAGACGATGGTAAGACGGTGCATCATACGCATGACTATGATGAAATGCGTGAGTTCTTTGCTACACGTAAAACTCTAGTGGGCCACAACCATATCCGCTTCGACATCCCCGCAGTGGAAAAAGTGCTGGGTATCAAGGTAGAGGCTCGTTTGATAGATACTCTAGCACTGTCTTGGTATCTGCACCATGACCGACTAAAGCATGGCCTTGAGGGCTACGGTAATCAGTATGGAGTACCTAAGCCTGAGATCAAGGATTGGAACAGCCTGACACCAGAAGAGTATGCTCACAGGTGTGATGAGGATGTTAAGATCAACTTACGTCTATGGCGTGACTTAAACATAAAGTTAAAGCAGCTATATTCCGTAAGTGAGGAAAAAGATCGTTTGATTGATTACTTGTCCTTCAAGCTAGACTGCGCTAAAGAGCAAGAGGCCCTTCAGTGGAAATTGGACGTACCTAAAGCTCAAGCAGCATACGATGAGATCAGTAGACTTAAAGAAGAGAAGGTAGAACAACTGTCTGATGCTATGCCTAAGCGTACCCTAACTCGTATGGCAATACGGCCAAAGGTTATGCACAAGAAAGATGGTGAGTTATCATCACATGGTGAGAAGTGGATTGCCTTGTGCAAAGATAACAAGCAGTCTGAGACATCAATTCAGTTTGTCGTTAAGACAGGTGAGGAACGTGGCAACCCTAACTCTAACGATCAGGTTAAGGACTGGTTGTACTCTCTGGGTTGGAAGCCACGTACATATAAATTCTTACGTGATAAGGTGACAGGTGATGAGAGAAAGATTGAGCAAGTACGAAAGAACAGTGAGCTATGTCAGAGTGTGCGAAACCTTTCGGAGATTGACCCTGCTGTGGACCTTCTTGATGGCCTCACTGTGCTTACTCATAGGGCTGGCATACTTAAGTCATTCCTAGAGTGTAACAATGAGGGTTGGCTACAGGCTGGTATTGCAGGGCTAACCAATACGTTTAGGTTCAAGCATTACCGCCCACTGGTAAATCTACCTTCTGTAGATAAGCCATATGGTGATGTGATCCGTGGATGTCTGACTTGTCCAGAAGGTTATGTGTTAGCTGGTGCTGACATGACATCACTGGAGGATACGACTAAACGACACTACATGAAACCACTAGACCCTGACTACGTAGAGGAGATGACCCGTGACGGGTTTGATCCACACTTAGACTTGGCCCTACACGCTGGTGTTATTAATCAGGATGATATCGACAAACACAATTCTGGGGAGCGTTCACTAAAGGCCCTCCGTAAGAATTATAAGGTGGTTAACTATAGTGCTACGTATGGTGTAGGAGCGCCTAAGCTGTCCCGTGAGACAGGTATGAGCAAAAAGGAAGCTAAGACCCTGCTGGAAGCCTTCTGGTCACGTAACTGGGCTATTGAGAAGGTAGCTAAAGACTTACAAACCCGTGAGCTATTCAACAGTACGTGGCTTAAGAACCCTGTGTCTGGATTTTGGTACAGCCTACGCAGTGATAAGGATCGTTTCAGTACGCTCAATCAAGGTACTGGAGTGTTCTGTTTTGACACTTGGGTTTCTTTATGTAGGTCCAAGGGAATTAAGTCCATCGGGCAGTTTCACGATGAGGTGATTGCCCTAGTTAAAAAAGGAGAAGAGGGTGCGGTAGAAAAGATTATGCACGATGCTGCAATTAAATTAAACGAGAGGGTACAACTTAACGTACCTCTAGGTACTGATGTACAGTTTGGAAATACTTACGCAGATATTCACTAATGTAAAATAAATGTGTAAAGTTGCTTGTGAAAAATCAATTTGGGTATATATAGTATTATACCATCCCCGAAGAAAGGAAATCCAATGGGTAAGAAAGTTTATGTAGAGTGCGAACTAGAGTGGACTAAGTTACGGGAAGAGGACCGCGACATGGGACCAAACGATGGTTCAGATATGGCGAATAACTTTAATGCAAAGCAGGGCATTTATGTCGTCAACTGTATCATTGATGATGAGGCAAAGAAGAAGATGGTTTCGGAAGGTATCCCAAACAAAGGTCTTCAAGCTCAACTCTTTAAGACTAACAAGGAGGGTAAGGACTTCTATAAAGCCACACGGCCACACTTTAACCCTAAGTTTCTTAATCAAGAGACTGGTGAACAGGGTGTAGTCATGGGCGCACCAGATATGTTAAAGTTAGTTGATGGTGAGTATCTACCGTGGTCATGGGATGAAGATGGCTTAATAGGAAATGGTTCTAAGGCAACTGTAAAGTTTGATGTCTGGGACGGAAAGATAACTACGATGGAAAAGGTGTGCGTTACTGAGCATCTTGTGTACGAAGCTAATGATGGGGGAGCCTTCTAATGAGACTTATTATTACATTTGAGTCATCTGACGAAGAGGATGGCTTTAATGGAGTTACGACTGTTGAGCGAAACGACATAGATGACCTACAGTCATTAGGTCTGGCTTACGCTGAAGCAGCTAGGGCAGCGGGGTTCACCTACGTTGAAGGAGTAGCTTTTGAGAAAGATGATGGTCAGATGGTGTTTGGTGACTTCTAGTGGCTAAAGGTAAGGTTCTAGTCGATGGTGATATTCTAGCTTATCGTGCAGCCTTTGCCACTCAAGACGATCTCCCCAAGGATGCTGAAGAGAAGATAGAAATACTTCTCGACTTCGTTCTTGAGGAGACACTAGACTTCCCCACTCCTGAGTGGTTTGAGGTTTACCTCACAGGGTCTAATAACTTTCGTTTTGATATAGCAAAGTCTTACCCCTACAAGGGAAATAGAGAATCGTCAGAAAAGCCAAAGCACTTAAAACATGTAAGAGATTACTTAATCAACAAGTTTGGTGCTATAGTTAGTGAAGGAGAAGAAGCAGATGACCTTATAGCAATAGAAGCAACCCGACTTGGACCTGATACTATTGTAGCCTCAATAGACAAGGATATGTTACAGATACCCTGTCGTCATTTCAACTTCAATAAGAAGGAGTGGACAACAGTAGATGAGTGGTCAGGTAATAAGTTCTTTTACACTCAGATATTGACAGGTGATGCTGCTGACAACATCAAGGGCATTTATGGTATTGGCCCTGTAAAAGCAAAGAGGTTACTAGCAGAGTGCGACACAGTGGATAGCCTCTGGGAAGCCTGTGTAAAAGCCTATGACGGTGATACAGACCGTGTAATAGAAAATGCTAGGTTACTCTGGCTAAGAAGAGAAAAGGGGGAACTGTGGCAGCCACCAGTAAGCGTAGACAACACGCAATAAGGAATGGCTACAGATCAGGGCTAGAGGATGATATCTCCGTTGACTTAAAAGATAGGGGTGTAAGTTTTGAGTATGAGACACTAAAGATTAAGTGGACATTACTTGAGAATAAGACTTACACCCCAGACTTTATTTTACCTAATGGTATCATAATCGAATCAAAGGGACGGTTTGTAGCAGCCGACAGAAAAAAGCACTTGAAGGTCAAGGAGCAACACCCTAAGTTAGATTTACGATTCGTATTTAGCAACAGTCGCGGTAAGTTAAGCAAGGGTGCTAAGTCAACATACGGTGACTGGTGCGATAAGCATGGGTTCATCTACGCAGATAAGAGGATACCAGACGAATGGTTGAAGTAAATAGCCTACTGACAGAGATTCTTAAGCTAAGTAAAGAGGAGCTTAAAAGGATAGAGTTTGAAGTTAGTGTTGCACTGATTGAGTTAGACATGGAGGCAGAAGATGGGTAAAACAGTCGTAGTCTTTAGCTGCGCTCACGTAGACCCTTCAGTGGGAAATGAGCGTTTCAATTGGTTAGGTGAGTTCTTGTATGATCTTAAACCTGACTATGTTGTAGACTTGGGTGATGGCGCTGATATGCGGTCATTAAATACATTTGACACTCGTTACCCAGAGGCAATCGTAAGTCAGAGTTACGAACAAGATATTGAACACTACAACGATGCACAGGAACGTATCCGTTGGAAGTTCAGACACCACAAGCGCAAACGTCCAACTTACATAGGATTTGAGGGGAACCATGAGAATAGAATTAAAAAAGCTATTAAGCACGATCCTCGACTCCAAGGATCAAAGTACGGCATATCTTTCGGGCATCTCCAGACAGACCGATGGTTCGATGAGTACCATGAGTATGAACACTCCGCACCAGCGATTGCTGATTACGATGGCATCTCGTATTCTCATTACTTTAGTAGTGGTAACTTTGGGTCTGCTATGTCTGGTATGCACCATGCTAATGGGCTACTGGCTCACCGCCATCATAGCTCTACCTGTGGTCATAGTCACAAACGTGATCTTAAGTTTAAAGACTCTTCTCATCCTAGAGGAGTTATTGGTCTTGTCGCAGGGTGCTACAAGGGTGCAGCGGAGGGCTGGGCAGGGCAAGCCAACAGAGAGTGGTGGTCAGGTATAGTAGTTAAGCGTGAGGTAGAGGATGGTATGTATGACCCAGAGTTTATCTCTCATAGCCGACTAAAGGCAATGTATGGGAAAGCGTAGTGACTTTGAGAGAGTACCAAGGGACTACTACCCAACACCACTAGCTGCTGTCGAACCCCTGATCTCGCACTTGCCCTACTCATTTGATTATGTAGAGCCTTGTGCGGGTGACGGTAGGTTAATAGACCACTTAGATACACTAGCGGATAGTCATGGTGAGTGTTTAATTGCCAGTGACATTGAGCCAAGAGGTTCCTACATTGCCACCTGTAACGATCTTGAAATAGATATCGCTGGTTTAGACATAGACTTCTG